TTCGTGGACGCCAACGCCCTGTCGGTGGCGGTGAAACGGCTGCGGGACAAGCTGACGGACGCCCCCATCAAGACGGTGTACGGCCTGGGCTACACCTGGGAGGAAAAACGGTGACCCCGGCGGTGTGCGGGGCCCTGGCCCTGGCGGCGCTGGGGGTGGGCTTCGGGCTGGCCCAGTGGCTCTACACCCGGCGGCTGCTGGCCCGGAGCGTACCTCCACGTATGGGAGCAGCATCCGCAGGTGGAGAACCTGATGCGGCAGGGGTTCGCCGAAGCGGTAGCCCGCACAATTGATGACACGTTGGACCTTGCCGCCACTGTCCACGACCTCTGCGACGCGCCGCCCATCCCGTGGGTGGACTGGAGGGAAGTCAAGCCACACCGGATGCTGCACATGAGCAAACCGGCGTTCCGGGAAATCTCTAAAAAGCACTGGGGAGCCGCAGATGCGGAGTGCTGGGACAGATACCGGCGTCAGCTCCCCAGTGCTGACGCCATGGACTTCGAATACTGCCGTCAGCGTATCGGCAGCAAGGCCGTAGGGCAGCTCCTGGAGATGGTGGCCGCCGGATGGGAAGATTTGCTCCCCCTGCCTGTGGTCCGGTATCTGGAGAGACGGGGAGCCGTTAAAGATGGTGTACAGATGCTGATCGACTACCGCAAGATGCTGCGGGACGCGGAGATGGCGGAAACGGAAGAGACACTTTGGCCGCGCGATTTGCTGGCCGCCCATGAGCGGATCACCCAATTCTGGGCCGACCATTTCAAGGCATCGTATCAGCTGGGATTCACCAGCACATTCATCCGGTTTCGGGAGCTGGAATGGACGGACGGAGATCTGTGCATCGTCCTTCCCCGTGTGGAGGAGGACCTGGTCTCCGAAGGAAAGGTCCTGCGGCACTGTGTCGGCACCTACGGCAGTGCACACTGTTCTGGGGAACCTGTGTTTTTCGTGCGGCACCGCCGCAGGCCGGAGCGGAGCTATTATACCCTGCAGATCAATATGAACGGGACGATCCCAAAGGAAATCCAGCTCCACGGATACGGCAATGAGCGCCACGGAGACCGCAAGCAGTATGCCCACAAAATCCCGCGGAAGGTCCGGGAGTTCTGCGACCGCTGGGAGCGGGAGGTCCTGACACCCTGGTTTGCGGCACAACGTACAGGGGCAGAGCGGCCAGCCAAGAAAAAACAAAAAGCAGGGAGGATCGCCTGATGCGGATCATCAAAACCGGAGACCCCTGTCCGCTCTGCGGCCGCCCGGTGACCGCAGAGGACCGGGAAACGTTGGACCAGTTGACGGCCATTGCGCAGATGCTGGATCGCCTTGGCATTGACATCGCTGCGGATGCGGCGGGGAACGGAGCAGAATATGAGTGAACAGCTGAGCAGGAAAATGGAGTGCCCGATTTGCAAAAAGAAGGCGGTGTTTGTAGGTGTCCACGATGACGAGGGCAATTATCACGGACTGATGGGATGCGAATATGAAAACGCTCCATGGAGCGGACTGTCGTATGCCTTACATCACGAGGGATGGGGAGACTGCCCACTATGCACTGATGACGCAGAAAGCACAATGGGCGGGATGCTATTTGATACAGCCGAAGAAGCAATCTCCGCCCTGTCCCCGCCGAACGAGTGGGTAAATCGAGTGAGAGAGCTTGATGAGCTTTACACAAAGCTCCAGATCATAACAGGCTTTACAGTGAGCAACTGCTAGAAATGTTCGCCGCCGGATACACGCTAGAAAAGCCGGATTACTCAAAATCATTTGAAGAGATGGCGAGTTTGGCCGAAACCACCCCGCCGAACGAGTGGGTAAGCGTGGAGGAGAGGTTGCCAACGGACGAGCGGCCGGTTTTAGCGTTTATCGGGTACGCTGACACCATGAATGGATTTATCACCACATCCTATTACTTTCGCTTTGATCCAGATCCGCATTGGCTGGGGGAGGGATTGATTCCGGTTGGGCTGAAAACACTTTTCTGGATGCCCCTCCCAGCTCCGCCGGGAAAGGAGGGGTGAGAATGGACATTGAAAAGCTGATTGAGAGCGCGGAACACTGCGATTTAGGTGACTGTGCTAACTGTCCAAGTTGTGACCGTGTCTGCTGCAAAGAGCGGACCATGGGGGAGTTGGCACGAGAGGTCAAGCGACTCCAAGCCGAAAACGAGAAGCTGCGGGACGAGCTGAAGGCGGTAAGAGAGGAGGCGCAGCAGTTTGCGGGGAGATAATCAGTCCTTGTGGTATTGTGTACGCCAGCGGGCAGGCCCTCTTGTCAAGGAGTGCCGGGCACTGCGGCCACGGCTGAGTGCAAATGATACGCCATACCAGCGGAATGAAAAAAATAAAATTCTTCGGTCCCCCAGAGACAGCAGTGTCTGCCGAACGCGTGTAGACCGGCTGGAGCTGCGGCTGGCGCTGTTTTGCTTTGTAGGGATCGTGTACACACTGACCTTTGATCCATATCACCTGCCGGATCGCTTCTCTGATGTCCGAAAACGGTGGAGATCGTTCCTGCGGCTTCTCAACCTGTGGAAGCCAAACTGGTCCCGGGATTATATCTATCTGATTGAGGGCAGGCATGGAGACCACCGCTATCATATCCACTTGGTCCTCCGGAACAGCGATTTTTCTCCGGCCGAGATCCGCTATCTTTGGAAATACGGCGAGGTAGATGACGAGCCTCTGCTGTTGGGACCATACGATACCTACAGGCGCACCGCCAAGTATTGGAACAAGGAGGCGTCAGACGGAATTACGGTCCCCGTGGGTGCCAGGACCTGGGTTGCCAGCAGAAATCTGAATGCCAAGCTGCCGCCTTTGGAAATGTGGCGGAGTACAAGCGGTGAAATCGAGCCCCCACAAAATGTACGGGTGCAGGGAGGCAATCAGACAGCCAACGAATTCGGAGTGTATCTCTACAAGTGGTGGATCTCAAACAGTGCTTTTATTTTAAATAAATGACTCTTATCTTGAAATATAGTTGAATAACTCACAAATCTAAACGAAAGTGAGGGAGACCCGTTGCAAAGCATTCATAAACGTGATAAACTGGTCGCAAAGGATGGATGGTTGCTCTGTCCCCGGTGTGGTCGGGGAAAGGTTCTACGGCTCAATTCAGAGACCAGAGCCAGGAGCTTGACGGTGTATTGCAAGCTCTGCGGAAAAGAGTCCATCGTGAATATCGACGAGTGCCTGTGCCAATGAGCCTGTGCCACATGATCCGCAAAGGGCGGACGTGTTGGTGCAGGCTTTTTGTTTTGCCCGGAGGTGATAGCCCATGGCACAAAAGCCGTTGCGTCCATGCCGACATCCTGGGTGTACGACCCTGGTCACTGGCGGCTATTGTGATCTCCACCGCCCCAAGGACAGCCGCAGCGATGCGGCCAAGTCCTGGCACTGGATGTACCTGACTCCAGAGTGGACGGAGGACCTGCGGCCTGGACAGCTCCTTCGCGAGCCCTTTTGCCGGGAATGTGCCCGGCGCGGAGACCGGACGCCGGCCACGGAAGTGGACCACATCCAGCCGCACCGCGGAGACTGGGCAGTGTTCACGGACCGCAGCAATCTCCAGAGCCTTTGCCATTCCTGCCATAGTCGCAAGACGATGGCCGAAATGCAGCAAAAGCGAGGCGCTTTGCGTGCCCGCTGGCAGCGATGACCAGCGGAACGCTTGGGCGCACGGGCGGGGCGGGTGCGTGTGCGCGGCGTTTCCTTGCCCCCCTCCCCCCGGCAAAAAAAGTTTGGGCGGAGGGACGCAAGACCGCACGCCCCCCTTCGTGCAAGATTTTTTCCCCATGAGGATTTTCCGGGAATACATGGCGTGTCAGATTCGGACACGCCGGCCAGAAAGAGAGGGAGTGTATGGTTCGGCTGGAGTGTGGCCTGCGGGGCGCACGGAAGTATTGCGCCTCGCATCCAGGCTGGTGCTGTGGCGATTGTCCGGCACGAGACCTCTGCGACCGGGCCTGCCGGAATACGCCAAAGCGATGCGGGTACGCTGTGCCGCGGGAAACGTGCCATTTTTATAAGCCTTCAAAAATTATGGGAAAGGAAGGGATCCGCAATGGCGGGTAAGCGGCAGCCGCTGGCCGTTCTGCAGGCCAACGGAAGGAAGCATCTGACAAAGGCAGAGATCGCGGAGCGGTCCGCAGCGGAAGTCCATCTGAAAAAGCCGAAGCGGATCTCCGTTCCCGCATGGCTGCCGGAGGACCTAAAGGGAGATTTCCGAAAAATCTCCAAGGAGCTGTTGGACGCGGACCTGGGCGCATCGCAGCTGGACCGGGACACCATTGGCAGACTGGTCGTGGCGCAGGCGCAGTACGCGGCAGCCACCCGCATGGTGCGGGACTCGCTGGATCAGGAAAACACGGAAACCTGCTCCTCCTGGTCCACTCTGCAGGAAAAGTATTTCAAGCAGGCCCGGGCCTGCGCAAATGATCTGGGCCTGACCATCACCAGCCGGTGCCGTCTGATCGTCCCCCAGGGAGGCGGACAGGCAGAACAAGAAAATCCGTTCCTGGAGCTGATCTCCGGAGGAGCTGAGCGCCGTGCCTGAGCTGGTATGGCTGACACCGTTCATCCATGTCCCTGCCCCGGAGGATGGCGCGGAGCTGCGGTACAGCCAGGATGCTGCGGACCAGGTTCTGCGGTTCTTTGGGCTTCTGGTATTCGGGCAAAACGACTGGGCGGGCAAGCCATTCCAGCTGCTTCCCTGGGAGGAGCAGCTGATCCGGGAATTTTACGGTGTTCAGGTGCGGGACGATGACGGCACTTGGGTGCGGTATCGGCGGTACCTGTACAACGAGATCCCCAAGAAAAACGGCAAAAGCGAACTGGCGGCAGGGCTTGGACTTTATCACCTGTTGGCGGATGGGGAGCAGCTGCCGAACGTTGGAATCTTCGCGGTGGATAAGGAGAACGCCGATATTATCTATAAATGCGCCAAGTACATGGTGGAGCACACCGCCCTGAGCCAGCCGGCCCACCGGCCCCTAGCCTGGTGCCGGGACAGCGTGCGGGAGATCCGCACCCGGTTCGGCGGGGTGATGAAGGTCTACTCCGGCGACGTTGACAACAAGCACGGGCCTTCCTTTTCCGCCATCCTCTGTGATGAGCTGCACGCCTGGAGCGGCCGTGCGGGCCGGGATCGGTGGAACGTGCTGACCACCGGCTCTGATGCCGCCCGCCGGCAGCAGACCGTGCTCGTACTGACTACGGCGGGCAATGACCCGGACCGCACCTCTATCGGTTGGGAAATCCACGAGAAATGCCGGCGGATTCTGGCGTGGCGCCGGGGAGAGCCGGAGCGCCCTCTGGACGTGGACGACACGGAATGGCTGCCGGTGATGTATGGCGTCTCGGTGCTGACCGGGGATGACCCGGACCGGATCGCGGCCCTGGATATCTATGACGAGGCGTTGTGGAAAACCTGCAACCCCTCCTATGGCGTGACCATGCGGGCGCGTAAGTTCCGGGCGGAGGCCCGGGCGGCCAGGCAGAGCGAGGCGGCGGAACGGAATTTCCGGTGGCTGCGGCTGAATCAGTGGATCTCCACGAAGGACGTGGGCTGGCTGCCGTTGACGCTGTATGACAAGACGCAGATCGGCCCCTCCGCCAAGGCGGAGCGGGATGCGTGGATACAGGAGCACCTGATCGGAAAGACCTGCTATGGCGGTCTGGACCTGTCCGCCACCACGGATCTGACGGCCTTTGTTCTGACATTCCCGCCCCAGGAAGGGTTAGATACCTGGGTGATGCTGCCCCGGGCCTGGCGCCCGCTGGACGGCGTGCTGGAGGCGGAAACACGCGACCATGTCCAATACCGGGACTGGGAGCGGGCCGGCTTCCTGACGCTCTGTCCCGGGGACATGATCGACTACACCATGGTGGAGCAGGCCGTCTATGAGGCCGTGGAGCTGTACGACCTGCGGTGCGTGGGCGTTGACCCGTTTATGAGCCGGACACTGGTATCCCGGCTGACATCCCCGGTCAATGACGCCGGCGAGGAAAAGCCGTGCGTCAGGTGCATTGACATCCCGCAGGATATCCGGAGGATGTCACCGCCCACCAAGGAACTGGAGCGGCTGATCCGGGGGCACAAGATGCTCCACATCCACAACACCTGCGCCCGGTGGTGCTTTGGCAATGCCCGGTGCTATGTGGACGCCAACGAAAACCAGAAGCTCATGAAGGACCGCAGCATCGGCCGCATCGACATTGTGGTGGCGTGGGTGATTTCCCTGGCTACAGCCATCATCATGCGGGGGCAGAAGGACTATGACACGCGACATTTGAGAGAGGACTGGGGCTTATGACAAACGAGGAGCGCCGGGAACGGCGCGAGGCGCGGCGGAGAAAAGCCGCAAATCTGCTGGGGCTGTATCTGGAGGATCTGCTGCTCCTGGCCGGAAGCGGCTGGTTTACGGCTGGGGGCGGGCGCGG